CGTCGAGGTTGCGCAGGCGGTTGAGCTCGAACGGCCAGGCGTGGGCGTTGTAGAGCCCGAGCAGGAAGCGCCGAATGTGCCGGGACTGGCCGCTGTTCTTCTGTGCGACCTCGACCAGGCGCCGGAGCGCGGGGATGCCCCCGGCTTCCTTGTCGGCCTGCTGCTGCCGCTGCGCGGCGATCAGTTCGTGGATGTCGTGGGGCGTCGGGGCTCCGGCTGTCGTGTGCTCTTCCATCGGGCTCTCTCCGTGGATCGTGGTCAGGACTGCTTGGCGAGCAGATCGGGGTGGAGCTGCTCTTCGGGGATGTCGCGGCGCGCTTCGTAGCCGCACCACTGCGCGTCGATCGCGTGCTGCAGGCTCGCCGGCGAATCGAACACGACGACCATCGCTGCCCGGTGGTGGGCGCGCTCGCCGTCGGGGGTGACGACGGTCAGCTCGCCGGCGTCATGCAGGGTGCCCTCGGGCACGCCGGGCTTCGGTGTCGGGGGCAGGGGGTTCGCCGGCGCGGCACCGTGCTCCCAGTGCGTACTGAGGATCTGCGAGATGAACCGGACGCCGTCTTCGGTCACCTCGGTGCGTCCGTACTCGGTCAGGCCGGTCACCGGGTGGGTGTAGCGGCGTTTGCGCACGACGAGGCGCGGGTCTTCGCGGTAGCGCCCGGCCGGCAGGTTCTGGCGATCGAGCGCGCCGAGTTCGCGCAGGTGGCGGGTCATGGTGTTGCGGCCGATATCCAGCTTGGCCGCGGTTTCCGACAGGCTGTAGGTGCGTTGGCTCATGGTCAGGACTCCCGCTCGAATACCCAGCATTTGACGGTCCGCCCGTCGTGGATCGTGGAGCGCACGGCACGGTTGGATTCGACGAACTTGCGGACCTTGCTGGCCTTGAGGTGGCGTTTGAGCTCGGTGGTCGTCGGGACGCGCAGCTTCTTCTCGGCGGTCACCTGCTCGAAGTGCTTGAGGTTGATCGCGATCTCTTTGTGGTCCGGCCGGTAGTGGTTCAGCACGGGGAACCCGGCGGCGTTTTCGACGTGGTCGAACGCCTCCCAGAACTCCTGGACGATCGGGTGGTCCGCGTTGATCGCCTGCTGGCGCTCGCGGGCCATGTCCTCGAGCAGCGTCATGGCTTCGCCGACGGCGCTAGACGGCAGCAGCCCGAGCCCGTTTGGGCCGAGGCACTCGACCAGGGCCATGAGCTGGCCGTGGTTCTTCGCGATGCGGTGCATGCGGATCTCGGGCAGGGAGGCGATGCCGTCCTCGTAGACGGGCGTCTTCTCCGCGACGAGGTCCAGCAGCTTGCGTTCGCGCGTGGTGGCCGCGAGCGCGAAGCCGCTGACGTCCTCGACCGGGATCCGTTCCAGTCGCTCGGAGAGTTCCTTGGTCTCGGGGGTGTGGGTCTCGCGCGTGAACTCGAGGTGGACGATGCGCTGCAGGATCGCGTCCGAGGCGTTGACCGCGGCGTTCTGGGAGATCACCACGGCGCCGCGGAAGGGCGGCTCGTAGGTGTCGTTGCCCGTGTTCTTGTGACCGCGTGCGCGGACGCTGCGGCCGTTGTACGCGGTCTTCAGCTCGTCCCAGTCGAACTGCCGGCCCTTCGCGTTCTCGGACTGGTCACGGTCGGACTCGATGAGCACGACCGGCAGCCCGGAGACTTGGGCGAAGTTGCGCGCCCGCGCCGCCTGGGTCGCCTTGCTCGGGTCGAAACCCTCGTAGTCACGCCGGCCGACGAGCTTCCAGAGGAACTCGATCAGCGTGGACTTGCCGGATCCCGGCTCGCCGACGATCTCGAGGAAGGGGAAGGACTTCTGCTCGGCGCGGATCTGCTCGGCGAACAACGAGCCGAGCCAGAACGCGATCGCCAGCACGCCCTGCGCGCCGAAGGCCTTCCAGACCAGGTTGGCCCAGTCGCTGCGGTAGGCGTCGCGGTCGTCGTTGATCGCCAGCGGGACCGACTGTGAGAGCGTCTTGAGGCTGAGCCCTCGGCGCAGCTCAAAGAACTCGTCGTCGTTGATCCGGTGGACCTCGCCGCCCTGCACGGCGAGGTCGCCGAAGATCCACGTGCCGTGCTCCCGCGAGTAGCCGATGAAGTCGATGGTGTCGACGCGGCGGATGTTGAACGTCTGCTCGCGCATCATCCGGTCGAGCTGCTGTGTGGTGCCTTCCCACAGCGCGCCCGGGGCGATGTGCATCAGCCGCTTCTTGAACTCGGCCGCGCTCGTGAGCTGTCCGGAGGTGAAGGTGTCCTGAACCGGTTGGCCGTCGTGCGGGAAGTCGACCCGGTAGTAGTACCAGGCCTCGTCTGTGATCGCGTTGGCCTGGTAGTACAGCGCCCGCGGCCAGCAGGAGGCGATCTCCGTGACCACGCCCGCCTGGCGCAGCGCCTGCTCGCGCTGCTCGGGCGAGAGCTGCTCGCCGTCGTCCGCGTCGATCTCCTTCACGGCGCGCTCATACTTGTCCATGTCGAGCTTGAACCAGAAGGCCCGCCGGCTGAACTCGAACGGGAACTCGCGGCGCTCGCGCCGCTGGTACATCAGCAGCGCCTTCTCGGCCGCGTTCTGCGCGATCAGCAGCGCGCCGTGGTAGCGGTACTCCTCGAGGTCCTCGTCGGTGAGCTCGCCGCGCTGCAGCGCATCGTTCCAGTCGCGCTTGCCGCCGCGGACCTCGGGCACCTGCGCCGCCCGGCACTCCCAGCCCTCGGCACGGGCGCGGCGTGCGTGCTTGATCGTGTAGGTCCGGCCGGCCTTGTCGCTGTCGAGCGCCCAGACCAGCGTCGGGCGCGCCTTGTCCGAGGCCCGGCACTGCTCGGCCAGGCCGGCGAGCGCGTCGCCCGGGTAGTTGTTGCACGAGATCGCGGAGACCGCGGCGAGGCCGACGTGCAGCAGCGCGATCGCGTCAAAGATGCCCTCGACGATCCAGATCTCGTCGTGCTCGGTGAGCGTCATCGACGGCGGCTGCCACCACTGCCCGCCGTACTCGGTACCGGACTTGATCCGCGCCTTCTGCTTGCCGAAGCGCTCGGGCCGGTCGATGAGGCGCTCCCAGTGGCCGTTGGCTAGCGGCACTCGCACGGTCGCGCTCGCCGCCTCGATCCTCGGGTCGTAGAACGTCTCCTGGCTGTACCAGCCCGCAATCAGCCGCAGGTCGAAGCCGCGGCCATAGCGCAGGTAGGCATCCGCCACGGGCGTCTGGCTGGCGGGCTCGGCCTTCGCGGCCGCGCTATCGGGCCGGCCGTAGCGATCGCTCCAGTTCTCGAACAGCTCGGGGAAGATGTCCTTGACGTGGAATTGCGAGCCGCAACGGTTCTCGCGGCCGCACTTGAGCATCCACGGCGCCTCGGCGTTCACAAACAGCTCGCGCTTGTCGCAGTCCGGGCAGCGCCCCTTCTGCAGGTAGCGGCCGTGCTCCCGGAACCCGTAGTCCTTGAGGAGTCGTTCCCGGATATCGCTGTGAAGCTGCGGATTCATAGCCGCCCGCCGTTATCGGTACGCACCGGGGTGCGTCAGTGGGTGGTCTGATGGGATTTCGATCCGAGCGCGTGCACGCGGATCAGGTCCTTCACCGTGCAGGCGATCGAGCGGCCGTTCGGCCGGCGGATCACGACCACGTAGGCCGTGGATGCATCGACGTCGATCCAGGCCTCCTGGCCGGCGCATTCGATATCCGCCAGCGCCTGCAGCGCGGCCACGCTGGCGGTGGACTCACTGACCTCGAGGCTGTCGATCAGGTGTGCGGTGCAGGCCTCGATCGCTTTGTCGCGGTTGAGGCTCAGGCCGTTGCGCAGCAGCCATTCCGCTGCGGCGCTGTGGGTCTTTGTTTCGGACATGGATGTGCTCCTCCTTGCTTCGGTGTTGGTCGCGGTACCGGAACGGCCGCGACGGTTATTGCTCAGCAGATCTCCGGGCCGCGATCCACTGGTCGATCTCGGATTCCACCCACGCGACGCTGTTGCTGCCGGTGGGTACGGGGCGAGGAAACGTCCCGTTCTTGATCCGCGCGTACATCGCCGATCGGCCGATCCCGACGCGCTGCAGCACTTCGGAGCAGCGCAGCAGGCGCTCGGTATTGGCAAGGTTCTCCGCCTTGTGCGCCCGCTCGGCTTCGGCCTTCTCCCGGGACTTTCTCGCGACGTCGTTCACGGTCAGCTCGACTCCGCCACGAGTTGCTCGCGCAGCCCCGGTGACAGGGGCAGGCGAACTTCCGGGTTCGGCTTGAGGCTCGGTGAGAGCGTCTGGAAGATTTCGAACGCGACATTCCCGCGCCAGCCGCATTCGGCGTCCCGGCATTCCAGAACGCCCTCTCGGTAGATCGGCGTCAGGCCTTTGCTGCGCCGGATTCGGGCAAACCCGCCGCAATGCGGGCACGTCAGTCGAGGGTTGTTGCTCCGGGTCACTTGGTGTGGCCTCCACCCTGGGTGTGCATCTCTCTCCCTACTCCGGTGTCGGCGTCGCGCGGCTCGCCAAGGCGCGAAAGCGCGCGAACAGCTCCAGCGCGCGTGCAAAGTCCTCGTGCATTTCCCCGGTGGATCGCGGCCAGGGATGCCTCGTCGATCTCGCCCTCGAGCGCCGTCTGGATCGCTTCGGCGGTCTCGCCGATATCGCGGGTCCACTTCGCGTAGGCGTTGAGCAGCTCCACGTCGGAGCCCGCGCCGGCGCGGGGCAGGCGGATGGCCACGTAGCCCAGCGCCGCGGCCTCGGCCTCGAGGATGCGGCCGTCCTGCGTGATCGCCTGGATCTTCACCGCCTCCGACAGCGAGAGGTGGTGGGTGTCGACGCTCGGATTGACCTTGTTGCACAGGGTCGACGGCGCGAGGCCCACGAGCGCTGCAAGGGCGCTGGCACCACCGGGGAAGTCATGCACGGCCGCGTACTTGGCCGCATCCAGGTTGCTCACGCAGTGGGGATGAGATCTGGCCTCGGGTGTTCTCGATGCCATCAGGACGTGTCCCCCTTACGCTCTGGACCCGAGTGGCGCGGCGGCTGCGTCATTTCCGGACCTCTTGGTCGCGGATCGCCGCCGTGATCATGCGGCGCAGCTGCTGGCTGGGCGTGCGGTCGCCGGCCTCGGCGAGGGCGCGCACCTGGACCGCCACGTCCTCGGGGAGGCGGACCATCATCGGGACGGTCGGAGTGCGCGGGGGCCGCGCGGTTGACGGGGGTTTGGTGGCGTTCATTGGGCTCTCTCTCTATGATTACGGGCGTTACACGGGGCCAGTGGTCCCGGCCGGATACGTCCGTCTCCATGTGGCGACCCTTTCCACTAGGGGCGCGTCGTTGACTTTGGGTTGGCTCGTCTTCCTACCCGTTACAAAGGTGCTCAAACTGTTGAGCACGTAATCACTGTATACGCCGAACAATGGACACGTCAAGCGAGAGTACTCAAAACATTGGGCGGCGCCTAGAGGAGGATCTGGACCGGATTCAGAGCGGGATCACGGTTGTCGTAGAGGGCTACTCCCCGCCCTTCGTCTCCAGCTCGAGCGAAGCCGTGTAGCCGCTGTCGCTGAGCGAATGGCTCACCTTCTTGGTCAACCATTCGCGCCGGTCGATCGGCGGCTTGATGCCTGACACGCGGATGGGCGTTTCGGGGTAGAGGTCGGCGCGGCCGCGGGCGAGGGTGTAGCTCAGGCTGGCGACGCCCCGGCGGATCCGGCGCCACTCGCTGCGCGCCGCGGCCAGGGCATCCGCCTCGCTGCCGTAGGTCTCGCGCAGGGTCTTGAGGTTCTCCTCCTTGCCGACGATCACCGCGCGCTTGCGGGCGTACGAGAGGTCGTTCCAGTGGGCGCGCACACCGGTGTGGCTGTCGCGGTCGCGCTCGCGGTAACGGTGGCTGTCGCCGTCACCCCGGGTGAGGGTGACGGGCTCGATGGGGGCGCCGCTGGCGGTTTCCCCTTCGCCGGCGCGGATGAACAGCAGGCGCCCGGCCTTGACCGTGGCGATCGCGTCGTAGCGCTCGCCGAGGCGCGTGAGAAAGGAGATATCACTCTCCTCGGTCTGGTCGATGTGGGCGATGGCGGTCGGCGCCAGGGCGTCGCCGACCCGGGGCTGCAGGCCGTGGCGCTTGGCGATGGTGGTCACGATCGCGTCGATGCTCTGGCCGTGCCAGGAGTGGGAGCGCTTGGCGGCGAGGTCGCCGGTCAGGTCCGCGCTGCGCGCGCGGACCGTGAGCTGGTCCGGCGTGCCGCTGTGCTCGACCTCGTCGACGACGTAGAGCCCGCGGTCGACCAACCCCTCCGCTACCCAGCCGATCGCCAGTTCGAGCTCGACGCCCTTGCGCGGGATCTCGAGCTGGCCGTCGTGGTCGGTCAGGGTCAGGTCGAGCTGGTCGGCCTCGTCGCCGCGGCTGTCGGTGAGCGAGAGCTTCTGCAGGCGCCCGTTGATCCGGGGCGTGATGTCCTGCCCGTCGAGGACGATGCGGTACCCGGGGCGCGGCGAGGTCATCGGTTGCCCCCGCTGCTCTGCGCGATCCGGTCATCGTCGACGCGCGCCAGCGCGAGCGAGAACTCGATCTTGCGCGGCTGGCCGTCCTGCATGAAGACCGTGTTCGTTTCCCGGACGTTGCGGATGACCCACAGGCCGTAGAGGCGGCCGGAGCCCTCGACCAGCGTTCGCGGCTCGCCGGTCGCGCCCATCTCGCGCAGCTCGTCGAGGTTGGCGCGCCCACCCGTGAACTCCGGCAGCAGCGTGCCGGAGAGCGTGATCGAGTCCGCGCCCGGCCCGACGTACTGGAACGCCGGGCGCTGGCCCACGCGGTCATGGCTGGCGTGGCGGAACTCCGTCTGGCGCTCGAAATCCCAGTACGCCGCGCCGCGCAGCTCGAACACGAAATCCCCGAGGGCCATCATCATCGCGGGTTACTCCTCGTCGTGCAGGCGCGAATTGCGGCGGGCCGACTGCTCGCGCTCGAGGTTCTCGATCTCCTCGCGCACCTTGCGCGCGATGGCCTGTTCGTCCATGCCGGGGGACGGGTTGACCGTGATGTGGATCGGCCCGATCGACATGCCCTGTTCCGCCGGGCGTTCCGCCTGCACCCGCGGGGTGCGGTCGATCGGCACGTCGGCGGCCGCCATCGCCGGCGCGCCCGCGGTGGACGCCCCGACCGCCGCGGGCACGTCGGCGGCCGCCATCGCCGGCGCGCCCGCGGTGGACGCCCCGACCGCCGCGGCGCCGGCGGCCCGGCCCGCGGCGCGCCCGGCATTCTTCATCTTCTCCTTGGCGCCGCCCTTGTCGTCGCCGAATAGCTGGTCCCAGAGCCCTCCGACCATGTCCCAGAGCCCCTTGAAGAAATCCATGATGGGCTTCCAGCTCTTCATGAGCATGCCGAGCGGGCTCCAGGAGAACAGGGTCTTGATGAAGTCCCAGGTCCCGGAGAACGCGCCCTTTATGTCCTCCCAGATGGCCACGAAAAACGGCTTCACCTGTCCCCAATTAGCGATGATGTATGTGGCGGCAGCCGCAATGGCGGCAACGACGATGCCGATGGGGTTCGCCGCGAGGGCGATGCCGATTGCCTTGAGTGCCCCGATGATGCTGCCGGACGCGGTGACGAAGGCCAGTGCGGCCGAGCCCAACCCCCAGAGCGTCTTCAGGAACGCTAATGCCGATAGCAGGGTCTTTCCGGCGAAGAGCGTGCCCGCGATCATCGCCAGGTTGTCCATGCCGCCGACCAGCCGGGCCGCCCACAGCGTCGCGGTGGCGAGCGTGCCCGCGAACGCGGCCGCGCCGCTGGCGAGTTTCACGAGCACCGGTACCGCCGCCTTCAGATTGCCGCCGAGTTCCTTGGCGAACTCGCGCACGGCATCGCGGTTGTCCGCGATCCACGCCTTCAGCGACTTGAGGACGTCGGTGAGCACGGGGGCCAGCACGCGCCCGAGGGTGTGGTGCACGCCGCGCAGCGCGCCCTGAGCACCGTACAGTGACTCGGTGTATTCGCGCGCGGCCTTGATGTCCTCCTTGGACAGCGTGACGCCCATCGCGTCGGCCTCGCGCTTGAGGCGGAGGATTTCCTTGCGCGTGGCCGTCGCCATCTCGGTGAGCTGCTCGCCGGCCGTGCCGCCGAAGATCTCGTCCACGATGCGCTGGCGCGCGGCGACGTCCTTCACCTGGCGCAGTCTGCTCATCACCGTGTTGAACAGCTCGGAGGTGTTCGCCTTGGCGTCGTCGATCGCCCTCTGGGAGAACCCGAGCCGCTCGAAGGCGCCAGCGGATTCGCCCTTGCCGGTGGTCGCGAACTCGTCGGCGCGCAGCGAGAGTTCCTTGAGGCCGTCGATCATGGCCTGCTGCTGGACGCCGTATTGCTGCCCGGCGTACTGCAGCCGCGAGAGCTCGTCGGCGGCGACGCCGAGGCGCGCGGCCCACTGGCGGGTATTCTCGGTCCGTTTCGCGAAGCTGTGCCCACCGAAGGCGATGGCGCCGCCGACCATACTGCCGGCGAGCCCCGCTCGTCGCCCGGCCGCGCCGGCCGACTGCGCGAAGTTGCCGCCGCTGATCCGCGCCGAAATGGACTTCTGCTTGAGCTTGCCGAGGCGCTTCAGACGATCCTCCTGGCGCTCGATGGTCTTGTTGGTGCGGTCCATCTGGCGCTGTAGCTGCTTCTCGGCACGCGCCATTGCGTGAGCGGTATCACCACCCCGGGTCATCTGATTGACCAGGCCGCGCGTGATCCGGTCGCTGGAGCGCATCTCGCGGCGCGACTTCTCCAGTGCCTCGGTGTGTTCGTTGACCTTACGTTTCAGCCGCTGGGCTTTTCGGATCGCCGCGTCGCGGCGCTCGTTCATCCGCTTGCTGGGTTTGTCGGACTGCTCGATGGCGCGCGTGAGCTCGGCCACGCGCTCCTGCTGCTCGCTCAGCGCTTGGCTGGCCTCGGAGGACTTCTCGCGGAGATTGCTGAAGGACTTGAGGTTGCGCTGGGCCGATTTGAGCCCGGACAGCTCGTCCTTGCTGGCCTTGATCGCCTTGGCCGTCTTGGTCGAGCCCTGGGTGACGTTCTTGAGCGGGCCGGTGACCTTGTCGACGCCCTTGAGGATGACGCTGAGATCG